GGTGCTTCCTGCCACACTCCCACAGAAAATGGAGCTACACCACCGAAGTCCACCGAGAGCACTACGGGTGTCTGCATCAATGACACGCTACACAAATTACGCTTCTCATCCCACTCCTGTTCGTATACTGTATCACCTAACCCCACCTTGATACCCAACCAATCTCGTGACAACATGGACATGGATAGTGTTTCAAGCTTCTTGATGAATGCCCCTACAGAATAATACCCATCCGCCTCTTTCATTTGTTTGCCAGGGCAAATTCCAGATAATGGGCATGTGGAGCAATTATAATCCCTACATGATGCCAGGCATTCCCAGATGCAGTATTTATAAATAGCATGACCATGTTCTTTCGCATTAGCCAGAGCCTTATCCATCTGCCCCATAATATTATGGTTGGTGGAAAACATACCCAATGAATCCTTGTAACCAAAATTCTCCATTGGTTGTGATAGTGCAGCTTGGTATACTTCCTCATCCATCCCATCCACTTCATCAAGCTTTAACGATTGCGGATGCGGCCCACGTACTGCCGTCATACTGGCTGTGAGGATGGATACTTGAGACTTATTAAGGAACTCGGCTCTGGTTTTCATAATATCACGGACAAGACGAGAATTAAGTGGATCGGTTTCATCCCTAAATCTTTTCATAGCCTCATATGATAACGCAGATTGATCCTTACTACCGCCCAGCAATCTCGTCTCATAGTGACTCCTACTACAACTCTTCACCCATGAATCCAATCCACCATAGAGGAACGTCTTACTACCCGATCTACATGCCCATATAACATAATAGGTTACTGCTTCCCTAAGCACATCAGACACGGCTCTAAATTGAGGTGTGTGCTCAGGATTTCCGCACAGTACTTTCGTCCCCACTACTGCTACTTGTAGGGCTGCCAGGAACTCCTTCACATCCAGGTCCGTCTTCATCCCCTCGTTCAGATACTTGTTCAAAATCTGCATCCTGAACTCTTCCCTCAGGCTGCTTATTTCCTCCGACGTCATTTCCATTTGTAAGTTTCTCCATTATAGCGATTCGTTCTTCTTGGGACATGTTTTCCAGATTTACATTAAATTCTTTAATATTTGTAACCTTTTTTACCGCCTTATCTTCGGGCATATGAGTAGCTACAAACCTATGATAAGTTTCAAGGAATTGGCGGTATGCATTAACAAGTTTTGTTAAGTCTTCCGCAGTCTTAATCTTAAATGTAGGCGAAGGCCTTCCAGTATGAATATCTTGTATAAATGCGCTGTCAATCAATGCTTCCACCTTCTCCATAGCATCCAAAGTCTTTTGAGCAATAGGATCATCTACTTTCAATATAGCCCCCGCTTCCTTTCTCTTAGCAGAAGTTAGACCATACGCCTTGATACGCTTTTCCCATTCAAATATCTTTGCCCACTTACCCACAGAGGTTGCGGTAGATGAGACCTGTCTTGCTGTTTCTCTATATGAACGCCTATGCCCTAAGTCACGATAGACTTCATAAGCATGGAGATGTCGTTTACGTTCTATCATTTCCCGCCCCGCTTGAACCAATCCTCTATTGCCTGCATCCACCTTGAACGGCATAATCCACAAACACGGAGTGTAAAGAGCCCCTTACTATTAAATCCCGGCATCCCTTCTACTTCCCTCTCAGTAAATGGCACATCGAGTTCGCTCATTTCGTATCCACACCCCATCCAGAGAGTACGTCTATCATGACCCATTTCTCCACAACAATCGCACCGTTCACCAAACTCACCATATACATCTATATATCTCACCCAATCACCATCAGGATTTTCTATCATTACAATTTCATTTTCCGCTACAGCACCTTTGTTAACCTCGTACCTTTTCATTACTTATCCTCCTTATAGTATTCTCCACTATCCAATTCGTCAGTTACCCATTCGGGATGTGGCGATGTCATCCACCATTCAATATCAGCAAGGGGGTCTCCCAGGCTGCCGAATGCGAAATCCCAATCACGAGAGTTCATGTTCAACCCGTTTCTCTGCTATTTCACAGTATTCAGAATTATTATCTATTCCAATAAACTGGAACCCTTCACGTTCAGCAGCAACAAGAGTGCTGCCACTGCCTGTATATAAATCAAGTACAATGCCCTTCGGTGGCGTAATGAGTCGGCAGAGATACCGCATAAGAGCAATGGGTTTGACAGTTGGATGGAAATTCTGCTTCGGATTATTTGTTCGGTTTCTCGGATTATCTCCACCCAATCCATCATCCTTTACACGATCAGCATGTCTTGTTTCCTCCATCCCCTCAAGCCCTGCGTTGCGTTCTGATTTCGATGCCTTTGGACAATAAAAAAAGCGAGCGGCAGAACCTGAATCACCAAAGCCAGGATCACCTTTTTGATATAGTCCTGCGGGAGCAAGGTTGATACTGCTTATATTCTTTTTCCCAATTCTCCCGCCAGATGACTTTCCAGTATCCGGAAACAATCCCACCACTTCATTCGAGCCATCGTGAATAAGATTAGCAGGGAAACGACCGGAAGGATTTGACGGTTTATTTATTGATGCTGTCCCCCATCCATTAGATTGTTTATCATATTCGGTGCTATCTCTGCCAATAAAGTCTAATGTCCCTACTCTACACCCATCCACATTAATGCCTCCTGTACCCCATTTAAGAACGTTTGCAGCGACTGTTTTCTCTGATAGCGGTTTGCGAGCGAGCGTCCAGAGTTCCATTGCTGGCTTTAGGGCTGTGCCCCAGCCTTCGTAAGGTGAGTTGCCTTTAGTTTCATATCCAACTTCTTCTTTAGGTTTTCTCCCAGCATATTCAATATTCCCCTGTATCTGATCGATCTTTTTACCAATATTCAAACTTTTGGGAAATCCTGAGCCATATACCCAAGCAATCAAATCCCTTATTTCAAATCCTGCATCTTCGATATTAACCACCATCCGATGCTGTGTCCGAGTACCACAGGCTATCAGAGCATGACCACCCGGCTTCAATACTCGTAAACACTCTTCCCACACTTTGACTGATGGTATCTCATAATCCCATTTCTTACCCATGAATTTTATACCATAGGGTGGGTCAGTAACAATAGCATCTACTGAGTTATCATCCATCACTCCCATCCAGTCCATGTTATCGCCACAGTATATCTCATTTACATCTAACATAGTTCATACGCCTCCAATTCCTTCCAATTCTTCCCCGTTTCACAATCCACTTTAACAGGCACACTCAACTCCACTGCATTCACCATCTCCTTATGAAACTGCGGAGCTATCATCGGCAACCATTCATCCTCTACTTCAAATATAAGTTCATCGTGTACTTGAAGCAAGGGGCGACATACGACACCATAGTCTATTTGCCATTGGTGTACTATAGGCTGTAGCCGCCTCATTGCTTCTTTCAATATACCACCCGCACCCGACTGTATAGGAGCATTAACCGCTTGCCTTAATCCTGCTTCCTTTATCCATTTAAGTGAGGACTGTAGCTCTGGTATCCAACGTATACGTCCAAACATGTCCCGTACCATACCAGTACGCCGTGCTTCAGCTTTTACGTCCTCCACCCAATCAAAGAAACTGGGGTACGTATGCCGCCAACTATCCAGAAATCCCTGACAATCACGCTCGGTGAACTGTGTTAGTCCCTCGTGCTGGAACTGCTGCCATAACCCTTTCGCACCTATCAGATATATAGTGCCGAAGTTGACTGTCTTGGCTGGACGCCTATGCTTCTTGTCATCTATCTTCTCAGGTGGCAACCCGAACATGTGACACGCCGTGGTCATGTGCATATCCCCATCGTTACGGAAGATGTCGAGCATAGTTGGGTCTTGGGACTCATGGGCTGCCACACGGAGTTCTATCTGGCTATAGTCGAGGGCGAGGAGACTGCAATCAACCATCTAATTCCCCCAATGTAACCTCATCAATAGCAAAACTACCTACACATAATTCCTTTACCGCAACAGGCAATAAATAGTTCTTGCTTTGCAAGTATGCCACGAAGCTGTAAGCCTCGAATGAACATCTCTTTGCTTCTTCTGGATGTAATCCAATATACTCATCAACAAGAGAATCCACAGAAAAATCACATATGGCTCTACCGAGATAGTGCACACCAAAGTCACTATATTCCCCTGATTCGACTAATACCAATTCGCCCTTCCTAATTAACTTTGCCATCATTCACTCCTCTCACTCACAAACGCTTGCCGTATCCGTCTCCCCAATTCCGTCCTCACGGGTATATTTTGTAAATTTGGCTTACTACTCGCTAACCTCCCTGTCTCTGTCCTCGTCATAGAGAATTGTGTATGTACCCTGCCATCCTCCCCTACAACCTTCACAAGCCCGTCCACATATGTACTTTGTAACTTTGTGTACGCCCTGTAATCCTGTATCTTATTCACAATCACATGCTCCCTGTACTGGTCGAGTACACTGGCATCCGTACTCGTCTCCATATCCGTGTATATCCCCTCGTCCTGCAACAACTCCACCACTTGCTGACTACTACGGGGATTGACATAATGCCCCGCCAGATAATTGATGTCTATCTGTGTGCTCGCTGTTAGCTCATCCAGGTCACGCTTCAACTCCTCAAGCACGGGTATATCCAATAACACCCCGTTATCCTCCATCTCCATCACCATCGGGATACACTCCATATCACGTTCTAACGACCCTTGTAGCCCCAATCTCTCAATCTCGGCATGTAGGTATGGATAGATGGCGAACGTGGCTTCAGCGTCAAGTTTGGCGTATTCCTCTGCAATCTGTGGGTCAACCTCATCCAAGTATGCACGTTCCATCTTGCCCAGTTCCACTTCCACTTGACCACGCCCACCTGCCTCATCCATAGCCAGCCACTTCTTACGGAGATTTATGGAGGGATCAAGACTATGGTTCTTGAGTAGCCGCTCCACCTTGCCTCGGATATTCTTGGGGAAGGAGAATTTGACATCGCCGTTCTTATCTGTTCGCATGGTTGGTTCTGGGTCAGGCCACTCCATTCGTGATATTCTCTGTAAATAATACTTGGCTTTCTCTTGTGTTGCTGCCGCCGTCACCTCATCAAACGTCCTCATCTCAATACCAGCAATGCGATAAGCCAACACCTTCAGACTGAGAGCGGGTAGCCCAAGTAGATAGGCCATCTGCATAGTACATTCAGAGCAGGCTGGGTAGATGCCACACTGGTTGAGAACTCGGAGATCGAACTTGGCATTGTGGAGAACAGTGAGGGTGTCCACATCCTCAAGCAAGTCACCTATGTAGTCCAAATTCCCCCCTTCACCTCGGAACACCATGCCAGTATACGCCATCTGCCCTTTAGGATATTCATCACAAGCCCACTGCACACTCCACGGCTTATCCCGCACTGTCTCTGTATCAACGCCTACTATCCTCATAATGCAAACCATTCCCCTAAAAGGTTTAAGCTATCCCTAATATCCATGCCGTCTATCTCGTTGCCGAGCACATCCCAGCCTTCGATTTCTTGGCGAGCAAATAGTTCTATACGGGGTAAGTCACCGAACAATTCAACTATCCGTCCTCTTATTTCCCCGGGCTTTTTGGAATGTTCCATCACCCTCGCATCGCAAATCTGGTGCACGGAGTGTGATTTTACTACCCTCTGCATACTACCTTTTGTACCAAGAAGGCAAAGTTCCGAATTTGCTCTCGTGTAGTTACCACATCCCCAAAAATACGAATCTGCCTTCTTATTCCGTTTCACCCACGTGAAGCCACAGGTAGCATAATTAAATCCCCATGCCCGCATTACATCTAAACCCTGTGGTAGGTTCGGGAAAGTAACCCATAAGAATAAAGCAGAATTAGCTGCGCACATTGCCGGTACGGGTAATTGTTTTATCTGTTCAATACCTAATACCCCATAATGCCTCGCCGGGCATTTAAGCCCCGAGCCATTGTTCCAACCAAGTCCATTCCACGGGGGGGGTCAGCATATATTATTTGGTATTTCTCGTCTGGGAAATTCATCTTGCCCTCCACATTACACTATCATTTCCCCTAACCATCTCCCCAAACCTAGCGAAATCACCCATGATATGCTTCATCATGTTGGTGTTGTGCAGTCCGTATGCGGGGTGGTAGAGGGGCATAACCAAGTAGTTAAGAAACGTATAACCAAAGCCGTGCACCTTCTCCATCTTCGTATCTGCATGGAGCATCCACCGAGTAGACAACCGACCGATGAGTCCAATGAAACGTGGTTTTACATCCAGCAATTCAGCCAGAAGTAGCTGACTACAGGCAGTAATCTCCCTCTCCGTAGGGTCTCTGTCCTTCTCATTCGTCCTACAGTTATGAGCTACCCCTGCGTGTGTAATAAAATTATGATACTTTTCTACCTCTATATCATAAACCCAGTTAGGTTTATTACATACTGATACAACAACTACTTCAGAATAGAAAGGGGTGACATCGGCAGTTCTGACAATCTTTACACCATTTCTATGCTCTGGTAATATCTTATACTCCATACATGCAGGTACGTAAGGAGCAATCAATTTAGATAACTGTACCGAACCCGCTTTCCCAAAATATATACGCGGGTACTTGCGGGATGTAATGGCGTAGCAGTCTACTCCCAGTAGATTAATTTTGCTAACTAACCTTGATATACTCTCCGTATCGAAAGCACAAGTAGCAAGTTCCGCTTGTGGGGAACGCGTTGGCTGAAATCTCATATAACCATCATCCATAAAGAGTATAGCAAGCGATTCCAACGCAAAATAATCTAACAATGCATACGTAATCTCCTTCTTGCCATCCGGGTACACATCGGTGTAGAACTTACGAAACCACACTCTAAAATCTGAATTACGTGACCGAACAGTAAGATGTGGCATCCCACGCACGGATATCTCACGTATTTTTACATCCCCACCGCCAACTAACACACGTTTATATTCTAAATAATCCAACTGATTAATAGAGTGTGTTGTAGTAACCGCACTACTTCCCTTATCTAAATGGCTATCACCTAATAACATCCCAGCAAATACGCCCATAGTGCGATTATCCGGGCGATAGAAACCTGTATGGACCCTATCAAAGGGTTTTAATTCATCCACACGTTTCCACCCAAAAGTTGTTAATAGCAGGTGATCTTCCGTAAATGTGGCTCCAACTAACCCGCGTGGGTTATGCTTACCAAGAGCAGGACTTACACGGTATAACTTACGCCTGTCCAACGCCGTTCTCGTGACATTGCATACCCTTCCAATACGTATACTACCTGTAGCATCAACGCACTCCACAGAGAAATTAGAAAACCTGTGTCTATACATATAATTTATGCGTAGCCATCCCCTTGTGGTTTTAATAGCACTTGCGCCATCCAAACACTTCACCAGATTAGTGATAAAAATATTCTTCCGGTCAATCTTGGCGCACTTAGCAAGATACAAATGGGTGAGTTCACTCCCAGACTTACCCACAAACACCTTCCCCTTCTTATCCTCGGTCTTGCCTGGTGCCTCGCCAATAAGCATAATCGAGCACGGTATTGGTCCCTCACCATCCACACGGTTGATACGTGACATGGGGCAACCAAGCACATCATGTTCTTTACAAAGTCTCATAAGATATCCCCCCTAAATACTTTCTCAAACTCAAGGTCTTCAAAAATTATACGGTCTTGAAGAATGCGAAAACGGATAGGCATCGGATACTCCTTATCAACTAATTGACCTAACATAGTAACAATATCAACTTTCTCAAAACCAGCGCCGACCATATCCGTAAACGTCGTAACAGCGACTAATACCTTTTTCCCAGTAACAATTCTTATCTCAAAATTGGTGTGTGTTGGAAACATCATTCCCCCCGCTCCACTATGCAAAATTTCTCTTCCACGTCCCGATCCGCCACCACAATCTCATGCTTATACCTATCCCAATACTTCTCTCCTTTCTTTGGGTAGTCAAACTTCACTATCATCATACCATCCACTGTGTCCTTGTATTGCTTGTCATGCGCCATTACACCCATCTCCTTTCTCGATTTTATTGTGCGTTTAACAAGACTACCACTCTTTATCTGCTGGCGACCTATATTATTGTGATGTTTACGTGTACGGGGCATAGTTCATTCCCCTTTCAATTGTTTAATTATACCATCCGCCAACACCTTGCCAATTCCCTCAATGCCCTTCAGTTCCTTTTCCGTAGCTCCTACCAAGTCCGCCACTGAACCAAAATGTTGATCGATTGCCTTCGCCTTTTCCCATCCAATGCCATCAAGCTGACTTGCCACGCGCCTCACCACTGTCTGCTTGCTCAACTCCACCACTGTCCCCGTATTGGGCTGTAAATGCCCCTTGTGCTCCTCATACTCCTTCGTCCACCAATGATACAACGCCCTTATATACTGCGCTGTATCTGACTTTGTAGGAGTGTGATAACAATGCAGCCCACACACTACCTGTATAGTATTCATAAATGCCCATATATCCCGCGCCATAAAGCGTCTCTTGCCAGCCGTGTACTCCTGCCAACCACCATATCTGTACACTTCAAGCACCCCATTCTCAGGACTGGCTCGGAATGCTCCCTCGATAACCAAGTACAGATAATGGTATGAGTTGAGCATGCCAATAAGTTGCCGTCCACTGAACCGCCCACTACACATACAGTTAACAAAATCCCCGATGGTCTTCCGCTCTACACCTACCACAATATCTCCATCGTTGTAATGCCCTGTAAACATGAAATCGGCATAGTCTAAATAAGTAAGCTCAGCAGTACCTTTTGGGAATAGGGGCAGGAGTTCCTTGCTACCAGTACGGGCGTCAACGTATATCATTAATCCCCCTATCTCTGTGTCATCTTGTTAAATACTTCAGTCCGAATTTCCTGCTTTTTATGAAATTCCCTCCAGAACCACCTACGTTCCGGTCTGCCCCATCCCACACGCCTCAAGTTCCAATCAAGTTCATCCAATACACGTATGGAACGATTGACTTTGCGTTTCCACCACCAAGTGCGGAATTTCTTAAATGGATTCCTCATCATTCCCAATCCCCAGGGCTCGTGCCTTCAATAATGTTCGCCGCTATCCACGGGAAATTTGCCATCTCCCCTTCAAACACCTCACCATTCATCTGCATATTCTGCCGACAATTGATCACTTCAATAGTTGGTATTTGTTCCCCATCACCATCCCTGACCAATTTCGTCCGTAAATTCACCTGCACAATACTGGCCACCTCCGTAAAACCGGCTGCATCAAACTTCCCATTCCACACTGAGTCATCCGAGTGCGGGTTCTTCTTGATGTATTGTTTCTTATATCGTGCAGCCATAATGAGGTTGGTGTCAGATGTAAATGCCATGTCGATAAGACCCCGCAGTTCTGCATTCACTGGGCCATAATGGTGCGACTTAATTTGCGTAAGTTTCCCAAAGTGAGCCAATCGTATCATCTCCCACACCTCGGTATCTGTATCCCAAACAATAGTACGTATGATAGGGTCTTTCAGAAGCATTTTGTAGTCGGTCACGAACGCATCCCACCGCGCTTGATGATCTTCTGGCGTTTTTGCTGGCATGTCACGATACCCTTTGACAAAAATATCCTTCAGGTCTGCAAATTTCTCAACAACACCCTCAGTGCCCCGATCCATAGCTTGCATACCAATAGAGCCGGGTGCAGTTAAGGCGAAGTGCGTCTTGCCTTCCTTCTCAAGGCCGCCTACTCTAACTATCAGGCGTAGTTTCTTAATATCAGATGTTGCTCTTTCAAATCCTTTAGGCATCAACTCCTCCTTGGTCAATGTACATTGTGTCACCATTACAGCACTTGCCTCGCCCACATTCTTCATCATCAAGATACAGGCAGAACCAGTTATTACTATCGAGGACAATTCTTAGCTTAGACGCCTTATGTTCTTCAATAACCCCGCCATTAAAGTTATTCACCAACTCGACTTTATAGGGGGCATCAAGGTCTATGATAATAGTTTTCTCACTACTACCAAGTGACTTAGCTTCTCTGCCAACCTTTTCCTTATCCTCTTTCTTCTCTTCGAATAAGTGAAAAACCAACGCCCTGCCAGCCATCTGGAACGTACCAACGTGGCTGTAGTTATCTATATCATCCGATTGGATAGAATGCCCCGTCCCATAAAGTCTAAATATCCTATCCACAGGTGCGCTATTTGGGTTAACAAGTGCCCATATACACGGGACATCGTGCTGCATCTGCACATCAAGTACCCGCGCGCCTTCTGGCATGGCTATTGAGGCTCTATGCCCCTTTGCCATTGTATAAGTCAGAGAATCTGAAATATCAAATATATACTTGAATATCCGTAAAATCTCCATCAGCCCCTCACTTTCTTATCACGTTCAGCTACCATAGCATCGAACTCAGACTGCCCATAGTCGCCCTTGATTGCCACCGCCATCATAAGGCGGGTGAAGGCATGGGCGAGATGATCCTCTGACCTATCACCCTCATGGTAAGCTTGGATGTGTAGGGAAGCACAATTCATGTGGTATATCCATGGCTCGTCCTCCCAACTACCATGCGCATGGTTCACTTCTCCCTCTTCCATCACTTGCTCTATCACATCCACCACCTGATACGGCCACAATTCCTCGCTCGTACCCACATTCAGTTTAATTGTCTTCTGCATTCCCATTACACTGTCCTTCCTGAAACGGTTGCTGTTTCGGTTATGCGAAATCCCGGCATAGACTTGAGACCACCTGCCTTGGCATACCGCTTCGCCACTCCCAAATCCACAGTCAGTAGCGTATCTGGTAACTTCCCATCAAACACCGCTGTGATTACCACACCTTTATCCACCAATTCCACCTTGACATCCTTCCTCATGGTAGCCGACCCTGCTTCTGACCTCACAGTCTTGTCCACCTCCATTACAGGCACGATAGGCGCAGTAACGACCTCTGAGTCCAACAATACCTCTGCCGTCTCCATATCACCCTCTTTGATAGCTTCTTCGGCTTGCTTGGCAAGAACTTCCTCCTGCCTCTTACGTTCAGCATCGGCTTCCAACTGTGCTTCCCTCTCAAGCTCACGCCGAATCCTCTCCTGTTCCATGTAATCCCGGCTGATTTCACCATCCACAACGTGCCGAGCCTTTTTAAAAGGATCAGTCAGCTTATGCAACCGTGCTAACAAGTCCTTGTGGAGTGCGTGTGCTTTCTCTATGTCGGGTCTGAATTCCACCTCTATAGCCTTGATTGCTTTACGGGCATTGTTGGTGAATTCTACTGCCAACTCCCTCGTGATGCTATCCACAATGCAGATGGATTCTGCGTGGGTGAGTAAGTCAGTGCCCTGCTCTTCATACTTCTGGATTGCTTTTGTTTCCATAGTTAATTCTCCTTCACGATTTTTAAATGCTTCTCCGTATTCTCTCAAGTTTATCAATGATAGAAGACAAGAGACCAAGTACATATCCCCCAACTGTAACTACCGCAATGATAAGGCCACCCAATACCCAGAAAATCTCCCTCAACACTACAACGACCTCATTTTCCATTGCCTGCCCCCAAACTAATAAGCTCCGCAACTCTATTCCTAAAATAGCGTAAGGCTACTATATTAGATATTTGTAAGCGAGACTCAATTTCATAGCACGTATTGCATAATCCAGAGGGATTGCGTAAACCGCTTGGCAAAAAAGGGAGATCGTTACCACATATTTTACATAGTTCTTCCATCCCGCGCCTCCATAACCTTTTTATGATTTAATATCGCCTGCCAGTTCTCATCAATCTCATCCTGCGTGAACACGAGCTCCCAAGGAGCATACGCATTGGCAGGGTCGCGCATAATCGCCACATGATGCAACACTCGGAACACGCACTTCCTCACCCCCAGCATCTTACAATACCCTTTCACCTGCATGAGCCACTTCCAGTTGTTGGCGGGCGTGGACTCGGCTGAGAGGGCAGTGCATTTATACTCCTCAATGAGTAATATGCTACCCCTCTTCTTGATATCTCCGCGGCATAAAATCCCATCTGGACTCCCAATAATCCCATCCAACTCCACCTCACCAGGGCGGGTTGTTGCCTTCTCCCCGAAAGCCATACTCAACGCCACCTCCCACAGATACCCCTTCTCGAATTGAAGCATCGTGGCCTCATCCACTTCCCTCTCGGTAGTCTTGAGTAACTCCCGATCCATATCATGAATCACGTCACTTAGATGTAGCCCCGGACTCCTGCTCTCCGTCTGCTCCGTCGTCCACGGGAACTCCTCCTGTAACTTCCGTATCCTCATCCTGTTCCTTTCTAAATGGAAAATCCTTCACATCCCTCACTTGCACCCACTCACCAATAACCTCCATTCTGAGTTCATTAGTATATGCCTTGATAAACTGGGCAAGGAATCGTTTACGTTCCCTAATATCCAAATCCTTCTTGATAAGATGAGCTATGGCCGCGTCGAAAAGCTCTATCGGCTTGGTCATAATCTCTTTATCTACGTATACAATGTATGTAGTTTTTCTACTCATTCATTCCTCCATCTTCCCTCATAATCCCAAAAAGTCATGTTAAGCGCTTTTAATGCTTCACGATTAACCTCAAAAGTACCATTTTCCCTCATAGTCCCCACCACTTTCTCAATTATCCCATCAGAGCAGCATAAAGTAAGCGAGTAATCACCAATGGTTGGAGATGGCTTTATCCTCCACCGACGTGTGCGTAGAGAATCATTTTGCGAGTCTTCAATTAGATGCCTCATCCATTCCTCCATTCTTTTTTAAAAGGAACAGAAGAGCCGCTAAAAGGGTGGACCAGAGAAGAGATAACTGAGACCTTACCCCTTATGGGAACCACGCCTATGCTTCTCAGAGCGGGCTCTATTCTCCTCTCCTTCTCCCTAATGCGATTTCTCATTCTGTTCCTCCGTTTCTTATTTAAATACCTACCCCATCTTCAACACGCCGTCTTCGAGTGTCCACTCATCCCTCCCTTTGAGGAATGTGTCATCTGAAGCCAGATTGAGCGCAGCTTTCTTATCAGGTAGGGCAAGAATAGCCTCATGCTTGAATAATACAGAGAGTAACTCTTTCTTCGATACAGAGCCATCGTTATCGATCACAACACCCTGTATGATTTCGGTCATGGTATCAGCAAGACCCTCATCGACTTTCGCTGATGCCTTACCCTTGCCACTAACCTTGGATTTACCCGTATCCCACGGCAATTGATTGACCTTGGTACAAAGTAAAACCGTTTTCTCTCGTTCATTATCTTTCTTCTGTATACCACTCATGTCAATAGCGTGTCTGAGGAAATGCCCGGTGGTGCCAAGAACGGCCGATACATCGCGTGGTTCTATCCGTGACTTAGGAAATCCGGCTTGGACAAACGAGTCCAGGAATCTGACGGCATTACATGTCTTGGTGAGTTTGCCTTTTGATCCAAGCTTATTAAGGCCGAAACCCGTATCATCCGGAATAAATTCCACCGGAGCGCCCCAACCACCGATTGAAAGTAATTCTTGATCCTCTCCACCTTCCGCCGTCTCTATAACCGCGCGCAGAAGCGTAACAGGGGCAGGTATCTTACCATCATAATCCCATTGTACAAATGCAAGAAACGTGATTGTCCCGTCAAAGTCATCGAGTAATCCTCCACCCTCTGCACACAAATCGGGTCTTATGTCTACATTTCCCATAATACTACTACTCCTTATTAAGTGATTGTTTGAAATTAGGTCTGAGATGTTCCCAGACTATACCCTCTTGCTCTAACACCCTCCTTTCCCTTTTAATGAGATCGCTGAGAGCAACAACGATCAAATTTGTCATACTGGGGTACTTTGCTCCATTACCCCCTTTTGTAAGATAAATTATGCGTTCCATATCCTCAACCAACTCAGGAGTGAAGCGGAATGTCTTCATCATACATGCTACATTTGTTCTTTTTGGTCCAGCCATATTAGTTACTCCCATCCAATTTGAAACCCTCGCCTCGCGCGCGCTGCGCGTGTTTTATAATCTACATAAGTTTAATTCATTTTTAACTAACAAAGAGAAGAAATAGTTGTCATTAAGTCACAGCCTTTACTGGTGGGGGCTGGAGCGTGACATTTGGTTGTCACTGGGTTGTCATTCTGATCTGCATTGTGTCATACTCCCTTAGCCTTTTTCCCTTATACATAGTATAAGGAAAAACCACACTCACTCTTTAAACAACACTGGAAACAAATTAACCCGCTCATCTATCCCTATTCCTCCCCAATATCTATTATTCCTATCCCTATCCTCTTTAATTCCGCTATCACGAAGCCGGTGTCCGAACCCTATTTTGGTTTTTGGTTTCTCATCAAGTTCATGGCAATACACTCTATATGCTTTGTACAATGCCGCCTTTGGTACTACGAGTTGTGAATGGAATTGACAGCACTCTGTAAGGAACTGCCCTATGATGTCTTGATCAGCCTTATAGGCATTTGTGGCTTCATATACTTGCTTGGATGGTTTTAATCCGCTCTCCCGCCATCTCCTCACACCTTCCAATGCCCAATTCAATATTCCACTACGTTCCCCCATATCGCTGAATAGCGTAAGTTTTAAGTTGGGATCCCGCTTGCTCTCCGGTATAACAACATTGAAGGGAATTTTGCGTATACGTCTCCATATGGCGGCATCATTACCTTTTATTGTGGGTTCGTGGTTGGTGGATAACCATAATTTCCATGAAGGTGTGAATTCGATTTGAGATTTGTATTTCGGATTGACACTTATCCTGTCCATGCCCGTCATCTGCTTTACCAGGGTTTCATCAAGTTGGCGAGTTTCGCCCGTTTCCGCCGCCGCCACAAACCGCTTGCCAATCAGCACGTACAATGCGTTACTTGGTCCGGCATCCCCGTGTTGCATGAGGATTGTGGATGATGCCTGCGCTGCATACTCCCCTAACATATTAAGCAAAGTGCTCACGAATGTTGTTTTACCATTTTGACCCCGCCCATATAAAATGAACATAACATCTTCTGTGGTGTGCCCAGTCAAACTATACCCAACTGCTCTTTGCAGGAAGTCCCGTGTATCCGCGTCAGGAACTACATACTTTAAGAACTTATCCCATTTTTTACTCTGCGCCCCTAACTTAAACACAACAGGTGCAATCTTGGTTATGTTGTGGTTGCGGTCGAACGGATAGAGAACCCCCTCATCGAGACCTATTGTGCCATTCGCCACATTCAACAAGTAAGGATTATAATCGAATGACTCAAGGGGGATGAGAACCTCCGGGCTACTTTGAGCCAGTAACACCATTGCTTGTATACTACGGAGGCTCTCACTTGATTTGGCATGCTTAACGAGGTCTCTGTTGCGGGAGTCTGCGGAGTTGTATTTTTGTGCTTCTTTCATGTACCCTTTGGCAATACCCTTTGCCATTTGAATAATGGATTTGTTAATGTCTTCTTCCCAATACTTGCCAGTCCACACATACCATTCTTTGGCTCGTGGGCAGTAGCGGAGATTGGAGCCAAATTGTTCGATTAGGGCTTCGGCGTTGCCTGTGTCGGTAAATCTATCCATGTGTATTTTCTCCATCAGGGTAAACGAGGTTTATAGTGAGCGTCTCACTGTTTCCCATTTAAACGAATTTCGCTAAGACCATCCTTGAGACCATCCAACCTAACTTAAATAATTCCTTTGTATCTTCTTCAGTAATTCCTGCTTCAACAAGTTCTTCGGCTCCGCATGAATAAATAATACCATGGTCTGCATCAGAAATCCCTGCCAGTAGTAAATATTTTCTTATAATTAATAATCCTAAAACAGCCTTGTCATCGGTAACTACTTTTCTTGGAACATGATTATCTTCTGATAATTTATACAATTCTTCAAATCTTTCTAATTTCATACTGATTCCCCCCTTCGATAACCTAAATATCTGAATGGCTATAAATAAGTTTATAATAATGCGTGAATATATGACCGCAATCTCTGCATTGCATTACCATCTTATAATATTTACATGTAATAAATTCCCCATCGTAAACTTCGGTAAAGTCTGAATTGCATTCTGGGCAAGTATTGCGATCTTCCATACCCTTAATTACTACTTTTGTGTTTATCTCAATATCAATATTCGTTTTCTTTTTTGCCATTATACTTTCCTCCCTTCGATAACTTCTAACCAAGCATTCGGGTATTCTTTGAGCGGTTTGCCTTTGTAAGAATATCCACCCTCTTCTAAACAAATTCCTCTACTTTTATATGCCAATTTGAGTAAGGAGCTATGGTTATACGGATAACAAACATACCCATCACCCTTACGGACAGGTTTTGCATGGAGTGAGTTCCAATGGTCTTCAAGCCAGAGTAGACAATTGTATCCCCATTCAGATTCAGAGAAATTTCCCATAATCATTGCTTCATAATCCGTTATATCCTGCACCCTTTTAACCGTTGTCTTGAGCTTAACCCTATCACGTATAGCTTTGTTGGGCATGGTTAATGGTGAATTCCATGGCAACGGATTCGGGTTTTCTTTAGTAAAATGATACATATCATCATCACCTATAGGGAAACTTAGCTTTCTTAATCTGGCACAAACACTTATCCATATATCTTCATATTTATCATACCCATCCTCACTGTAGTCTATCCATTTGTATCCTCCACTTTTAAATTCAATACATGCTTCACCATCCACTGTCCACCCACTCCATTTCCATGGCTCTTTCACATCATATTCGCCAGAAGGATAACGGAGGTTTATACATTCATAATAATCTTGTGTCCCGAACCATACATATCCTTCACATACTTTAACAGGGGGCGGTTCCCCGACTAAGTTTAAATCATCCTGTGGTTGCTCTTTCAACAATCGTAGAAACGTAAATCCATCCTGCCGTGTAAGGAGTCTGGCTTCCTCTGCTGTCGGATAGAATATGTTAGTCATTATCTCCAGCCTCACTTCCCTTACATCCCATAATCTTGTCTGCTACCCAGAACATAATCCTGTCCGGCAACTCCCGAATCCAATCACGATTCCATAATATAAGTATTAAACTGGTAAACCCCACTACAATCAACAGCAGCGTACCCATT